GCGTACTCAAACATGGCGTTCCATGCCTGGATTTTACCGCCATCGGCTACGTGCTTTAACAGCGCGTGGGAGCCATAGGTTCCTTGGTGTGGGCTAACTACTTCTATTTTATCGGGGGATGTGCCGAACGCAATACACAACACTTCTGTTGTTGGGTCGTTTGCGTAGATGTCAAGCCCAACGTCTGGTAAGTTGGCAAAGCTACGTGTTTCAAAGTCAATGCTATAAATCATAATCGCTCCTTAGGCAAGCAGACGTATCTGCGTTAATTAAATAGTGCTACAAACTCCTTACTATCTGGTCTGCGATATTCCCAAAAGTTTTTATGCTGTGGATATTGCACTACAAATACTCTAGCTAAATCCGGGGCATTATCATTACCAATTTTAAACTGTCCATCTTTTTCAGCAATAATAGATTCATGCACCAACACCTCAACAATAGTTCTTGCAGAATAATGGGTTCTACCTTTAGCAATAATGTTTAGTGCACTTTTTTCAAAGGCCTCTACTACATGCCAATTATCTTCAAACCATTGAGTTGGTTTTTTAAAGTAACTACTGTGTGTATCAATAAAATTTAAAGTTTGTTCTTTGTTCATAATTCCTCCTTAGCTATACTAATGCAAAAAAGAGGGGAGCCGAAGCTCCCCAAATCACCACCATGTGAAATACTTTAAATCTCGCAACTTCCTGCTGAGCATGCTAACATCTGCGCGCCCTCTACGTTGTCGGTGTTTTCTTTGAGCTGGAGCCAGTCGACGACGGGGATGCTGGCCTTGAGCTTATTGTACTCTTCTTCCGTACACTCTTCGTACGGAGCTTGACGGTAGGTTCCTCCGTCGTAGGGGAGATAACTAACCCCACTGATTTCACCGAAGTGATCCCAGGTCCACGCACCAACTGCAGGCCAGTCTCCTTCGGCGACGGAGATGGTGACGGAGGGCTTGTGCTCACACCAGTGTCGCTGGTAGGTGAGCCAGAGCTCGAGGTGGGCGATTGGGGTGACGTCGTCTCTAACAAGTCCGTCAGGTGCTCTCTGAGGGAAACTGAAGACGGTAGTCTGGGTTGGCTTGTAAACGCAGTCTTCAGCTGGAACTCCTTGTCCAACAAGGAATTGGGTGAGAGGATCTTTTTTATCTCCTCGCACTCTTCGGATATAGAATTTAGAATGGCGAGGGTGGATGCCACTCGCCGAATCAACGAGCTGGGATACTGTTCCACTTGGCTTGACGCATGTGATAGAAGCGCTGACAGGGATTCCGAGAGCTGCCGCCCATTCTGTATTTGCAGCTCGAGCGCACTCTCTAAGTTCGTCCAATAAAACATTTAATTCCTCTCCTTGTGTACACAAGAGTTTGTTGTCGTAGATTCCAGTGAGTGATACACCAAGTAATCGCTCCTCTTCCGTATTGCGTTGCCAGACTTTTCGCAGATAAGGGAACTTAGTAAATGTACTTTGTATAGTGCCCAGTATTGCAGCCAAACGAACTTTACGTAAAAGCGTTTCTTTATTGTCATCATGTCGTACTACTACCTCGCTAAGGTTACAAAATTGGTAGGGCCGAAGTACAATTTCTGAGCAGGGGTTAGTTCCGAATTCAAAGTTAGGATCACGGTGGCCGTATTTTTCCACGGTCTTGCGCGCAGCCTCACGGTTGAATATCCCCCGCTCTCCACTGTGTGAATTGTATAAAGATAGCCACTCTTCCATAAACTTTCCAACGGTAGGCGTCTCGTTATAAACCGCGCTATTGTTGGCGAGCGCACGGTGAGGTGCAGTGTCCCACCACGGACCAGCTTTAGCATGACGAATCCTTTCATCATCAAGATCAGATAACGAGATCATTGCAGAGCGACGTACGCCACCTACTACAACCACCTCACCAATTTTACACATCAGGTCGTGACACTCTAAACTATTTAACTTACGACCCTTTGCATGTTTAAATGCAGCTACAGTAAACTCAAATAAGTCAATTAGTGGTTGCGGCCCGGAAGCTCTTCCACCAAATGTTTTGAGTCGTGCTCCGGCAGGTCTAACGTTGCTGACGTCCCACTGTGGGACTTCTCCTGCCCACAAACTGGCGAGGAGTAAACGTAATGACTTTGCCCAGCCCTCTTTGCTATCGTGGACTGTGATGCGGTGTTTACTTTCAAATAATTTTTCGGGCACTTCGGGCAGCTGATTGATATATTTCGATTCAACACTGAACCCAACTCCTGTACCGCAGAGCAAAATAAACATTGCCTCGTCGAACGATTTAGGATCATCGACAGGTAGATAAGAACAATTATAGACACAAGTATTATCACGATCGGCGCTCTTTCCAGCCGTCATCATGGCGCGCATGGACGGCATAAGTTCTAGGTTTTTGATTGCGGAGAATAATTCTTCTTTCAACGCAGAATTTGCGGTGATTGCTGGTGTACGACTAAAAATATAGTCTACGAAACGTTGTACTGTCTCTGGCCATGTCTCACGACGGCCCTTGTCGTCTTGAAATCTGGCGTATCTACTGGCGGCAATGTATTCTTGGTACTGATCCATTTATTATTCTCTATGTTATATGGTTAGTTAAAGGGTAAAAAAGCCCGACGCAGTTTCTACGCCGGGCCACCCACTACGTGGTACTACAACTACTTAAACTGCGAAGTCTGCGGCTGCTGTTGTAGAGCCACCGAACTTCTCACCGTCCTCTAACTTCTGAACGTTGTTAAGTCCTGCTGCAATGCCCTTAGATCCGCTTGTATCGTACGGATACAATGTGATTGAGGCACGACCATAGCAACCGCTGTAAAACTCACTGGTGTCGATGATTGGGTTTAAGTCCGCATCAACAATGCCAGGGCGCTCGTTAGAGCTGGCGTTAATGAAATAATGACCGGCGTATGCTGGATCATCTTTCTCTGCATCACCATCACGTAAACCACCTTTAAGCAACTTAGGAACTGAGCCACCCCATACTGCGGCGTTAGCTGTCTTGGTATCCTCAAATGCTTTCTTAAAGCGAGTAACAGTGTCTGTGTCTGACTTAGGGATTAAGATTGAAACTGAATACTTCAAGGTGCCGTTCGGTGTCTCACCTGGTGTAAAGACATTAGCGTAAGAGAAACGAACCTTGCCAGTTACAAACTTGGTCTTGATAGATTTTGATGCCATGATGATTATTACCTTTTTAACATAAAGACCAGACTTCAATCGGGGCTGGCCTGTCTACCCGTACATATACTAATGCAAACTTCTACTACTTTTTAGTTTCATAATGTGAGATAGTTAGGCGTCATGCAAAATACCTAGTTTCCCCATTGCCTCCTGCATTGCTAGTGCCTTTACAAAGTCTGACCTGATACTGTATTCATGCAACATATCCGGCTCTTCGGCTATGTAGTCTAGAATGTCATCAATTGCCATTCTAAGCTCCATAACGCTCTCTCTGTTTCCACTTCCTGGTAGTCCATCAAAATCTTTGGTGTATTTGTCTATTAACAGATCCGGCACCTCAAACTCCGAACCATAGCAAGCTACCTGCATATTGCCTCCTATTTAGCTACCATCACCAACCCAACGTTGCCCATGGCGTAACCTAAAAACATAATGCCCGTGCCCGCGCTGCCCTTCCAAAACTGTTCACAGGCCACGTAAAAATATACTACACCCATTGCCGCAATTAACCAGGTACTCATGCGAAGTCCTCCTTCGCGTCTTCCTTGACCTTGACTAACTTTGGCTCACCGTCTGGTCGTAATACCAACTCACCTAACCACGCCGGTACCTGCTTGTTAATCTTCTCCAGTGAGGCCAGCGATTTGAGCTTAGGGGCCTCCCAAATAACTTCTGAGGGTAACCCCTTCTCAACTAAAACGGTGGCCGCTAGGGCCGTATCTGAGATCTTACGATGGGTCTTTGTGGTACCTAGCTTGTACCCTGGTGGCACAACGCCCTGATCTACCGCCCGTGTTAATGCAAACTCTTCTACATCGTTAACCCAGGTCCTTAGGTTTTGGGCTTTGACAAGGACCTCGCTGACTTCTTCTTCACTGAGGAGGGCTGGGCTTTTGAATTCTTGGCGGGCGATTTCGGTGTTGTAGTCCGACCGGGCGCGGCACTGCGCTTTTGCGCGGCAGAATCCACACCACTCCCCTGGGAGGAACTCACCTGCGCCGCTCCACGCTTTCTTGGCTTTTGGCTTGACGAAGTAGTTGGCCCAGTCGATAAGTTTACTGATCGTGGTACCATCGGTACTGATACTGTCAAGTCGGGGCTGATGTATCGTGTAACTGACCTCTTTAATTTCTGGGAACTCGTCTTTGAATTTGCTGTACGCGCCGAGGGCGTAGAGCCTGAGCTGCGGGTTGTCTTGCGCGTGGACGGGGATCCCTTTTCCAAACTTGAGGTCGATGACCCGAATGGCGTGCTTAGAAAGTATAACCACATCGGCCGTACCAAAGCCGTCAGGAACCCAGTCACTGAAGTCAACGCGCTGTTCAAACAGCGGGGTATCGCCTTCACCGATTTGGCTGCGGACGTATAGTACGTAGCTATCGACGTGAGCCTCGAAATCGTCGTTGTAGTAGGGTGTTGCCTTGATGGTTGCAATTTCATTTTCATACTCCTCTGTTCCAATTTGTCCAAAATGGTGTCTTAATTTAGCCTCTGCCAGTGAGTGGGCCGTCGTGCCTTCTTGACTAAAGTCAAATGCGCCGAAGCCACGTTTTTGTTCTGGGAGGGTTGCCTCTAGTTTGGCGCTGGGTGTGCAGGATAGCCACCGCTTAGAGCCAGAAGCACTGAGAAGTGCATGAGCTGTCATTTTTGTCTTTCAAGTCTGTTTAATCGTACATATACTAATGCAAAAAAGGGAACCTTTTTGGTCCCCTTTTTAGGTAAAACTGAAAAAATATATTGTTAAACTTTAAGGGCGGTAATTAAATCGCTGATCTCTTTATTAAAGTCTACCGCTATCTCTTGCTTAATATTGGCCTTGATCTCGCGATTATCTTTATAATCGTCGGGATACTGACCACGTAGTGCGATCTCTGCAACGCGGCTATTAAACGACTTATTGTCAATGTTTGCTAGGAGCATCATCTCCCAGTAAGACTGACCATAGGTTGTGGCCATGTCCATGGTCTCAGCAAAGAATGGATCCTCTTGCTTTAGCTTAGCCGCCGTTGTCTTGCTTACGTTAATTGCGGAATACATGGATTTTTGGGACGCGCCCTGCATACCCAAATCTAAGACGGTCTTTGCCATCTCCGGGGTAAACTTAAATTTTTTAACTGCCACATTTCCACCTTTTTAGTGATGCTGCTTTACGGGTTGGTTTGCCGTTCTCGTCTTTCATGGGGCCCGGCATACCAGACATTCTTGCACAGAATGAGTCTTTACGTGCACCACCCTGGGGCTGTGGTGCCTTTAAATTCGAGCCAGTAGCCGCATTATATTTAGCACGGCCCTTGGCGGTAAGCCCAGCGCCCTTAGACGCAGGCAGCTTTTCACCACGACCAATTGCAAGCGAGGGAGCATTCTTTTTAGTTGCCATTACTTTTTCTTTGGAGGCTTAGCGGTCTTTGCAGATTGCACAAACGCGTCTTTTGTAGGAGCGCCGGCGGCGCCCGGCTTGCGCATCTTCTCACCAGAGCCCGCTGCAATACGTTCTCTCTTTTTTTGGATATTGGCGTATAGGCCGGGTTTAGCTGCCATGATTGTAAAGTTTTCCTAAATGATTGTAAAGTTTGTACCTATAGGTATGAATTAGTACTTTGTTTTGATACCTATAGGTATCAATTACTTAGAATGTAATGCCGATGCCGTTGACTCGTTTAACAATCTTAGTTAACTCACGTTCGTTGGCGTCGCTAACAAACTTGTTGATTTCTACAGCCTTTTCAATGACCTCTTCCATGGTTGGAAACTTAGGTGCCAAGGCGGCTGCATCTTTAGTTGCTTTGTCAATTGCCTCAAATGCAACTAGGTTAGCCTTGTATTGCTGCTCTAAGAAGTCTTTAGCTGTGTTAAATACGGAAAAGCGTAGTTCAAATGGATTCATGTAATTCTCCTGTGTGATTGTGTGTGAAATTGCCAGTGTTCTATGCAGGCGCGCTGGCATCCTGTGACTTTATTTACAGTCAAAAACGATAGCCCGAGGGCCATGTACAACCCAGTCTAAACCAAGTTGGGGGTATAGGAGCGTCTCACGACGTGTCCTATATACAATAATGCAAAAGATTGCCTAAAACCGCCCTTACATATCGTTTG